GAAGCAACCGCCTGCAGGCCGGCAACCGCCGCGCCGCTGCCAAAGATGGCCGAAAAAATTTGCGTTGCGTAAGGCTTCACGCTGGGCGGCAGGTCGGCAATGTTGCCGGAAAACAGGAAGACGCTATCCAAGCAGATCGCGCCAAACCAGAAGGCGACGGGCGCTGCGAACGCGGCCCATACCCACCAGAAAACGCGCGACTGCATGGCCGTGGCGCGCTGTTGTGCGTCGGATTCAACGTAGTGCTTGATGGCGTCTGCCGTCACGCGCTGGCGTTCTGTTTCGCTGTCAACGCGCTTGTCGATGGTGTCAAGGATGCGCCCGAGCGCACCCTTGCCGAAAAACGATAGAACGGCACCGATCATGTCGGCCCGCCGTTCTTCTTGGCGCGCGCATACGCCCATTCGGCTATGGCGCCGATAGCAGCGCCAACGAGCAGAATCACATCGGGGTCTGCGCCGATCTGCGCCGCGAAGTCAGGCGCAAGAATGCCCGCAGTAACGAGCGCACTGGAAAGATACCGGGCCAGAATGCGTGCAATTGCCATGTTCATTTGCCACCTCGGAAGAGCTTGATGATGATATTGAATACGGCGTCCCAGACGTTAGTCGCAGGCGCAGCAGCGGGTGCCGGCGTGGCGGGAGCAGCAGCAGGCCGGACCGCGGCAGCAGGCTTTGCGGCCGGGCCATACCCAGCAGCGCGCAAAGCGGCCTCAAACTTCTTCGCGTAGGTGGCGATTTCAGCGGCTTTGTCAGTGCCGTTGATAATCCGGCGCGCGCCAAAATAATCGCACTTGTCGCCGCCGATGTAGTCGGCCAGCTTCTTGTCAGTCCAAATGCCTTCGACGTGGCCGACAACGGTCACTTCGGCGTCAACCGCATCGTCAAGAAGCAAGTCGGGCTGCGCGACGAATGGGCGCCCGAAACGGCGCTGCAAACGTTCGTAGTTTTCCAGCCAAGTATTCTGGATTCGCCCGCGCCCGTAGTAGACATGCCCGTGCGGGCCAGCAGGGCGCGCATAGCGAGCGACAGCGCTGTTTGCGCCACGACGCTTGGCAAGCTTATTGACAGCCGCCCTTGCGCCAGCGTCGGTCTTGGCAAAGCCCTCGCGCACTGGCGTCATCTTGCGGCCAGTCTCGTGGTAGACGCCACCGAGGACATAGGCCGCATGGCGCACGTCGTTCAGGTGCTTCTGGCATTCGTCAAGCAGCGGATCCATGCCCTTGACTTGCGCGTCGGACAATCGCCCGTCGAACAAGTTTTGGCGCACGTCCGCGTAAAATTTCGCGCGGTCCATGGGTGTCTCCTTGTGGTGGTGGTTAGTTGGCGTCAGTCGAGCCGTAGCGCCGTGTCTGATTCCAGAGGTTCGGCGTGGCCGGCGTGCCGGCTGGTGCGTTTGGCGCTGGTGTAGTCCCGCTGGTCGGGTCGTTGTCGTTCGCAGCGTCGCCGCCGCCCGCTTCGTCGGCCGGATCTTATTTATCGGCATCGTCACCTCCAGGCGCGGGAAGCTCCTGCTTGACGATCTTTGCGCCGAGGCCGACCACGACAAGAGCCAGGTACAGATAGGGCGGCACGTTCTGCGCCAATCCGAGAAATTCCGGCAGCAGCGCCAGGGCCGCGATGGAGTAATAGGCCCATGCGGACCAATGACGCGTCAGCGCCGTCTTCCAGTCAGGAAGCAGTTGCATTTCTTCGATCCTTGGTTGAAACAGGGAGGGTTATTCCCTATCGTGCATCCACACTCTGAGGTTTAGATATGTGGAATACTGCGATAGGGCTCGCGCGCCGATTATTGCGACAAACCGAGTGGCATGAAGCCACCGCATGCGACCGGTTCATCTGGCGGCGCTGGACGCCAGACGGCTGGGAGTATCGCGAAATGACCGACGAACAGCAGCGCCGGTCGTTCGAACAGTGGTCAATTAAGTAGCTGCGTAAAACGCCTCTCCCCACAAGCCGCCAAGGATGCCGTAGCCGCTGTCGGTCGGATGAACATCATCCTCAAGCGGCAGATCCATCGGGTTGATCGCGCCGAGGTTTACATTGAAGTCTGGCGTCCCGATGACGTCATATTGCGCCAGTCGCACTATTGGCATTCCGCGACGTTCGCCGCTGGCGCGGGTCCCCAAGATCTGGATGAACGCCGGGATCGAATTGCGGTCTGCGCTGTTAATATAGCCTCGAATGATATTCAAAACCTTCCTGACAGCGGTTGCGTAGCGGTTCTGAAACACGTCATCTTCAGCGGTTGTAGTCCCGGAATATGTGCCACTGTCCTGCTCGCCCTGTATCCAGAAAACATGCGTCGGCTTCTCTCCGGAAGACATACCGCCGATTTCCGAACACACCGCAGAGTTCATGGGGCCGGATGCGTTGGCGTCGAAGTCCCACCAGTACCGGGTGCTGTCGGGCCTGTACTCCTTCAGGGCTGCGCTGCCACCAGTGCATTTGTGGATGAAGGAGATAGCCGGGCGGCTGGTGCCGGCGAGCGCGTGCAACTCGTCCAGCTTGTCGATGAACTCCTGAACGGCTGGCGAATGCTCCCACTCGGAGCCAAGCGACTGGCCGACGATCAGGATGCGCACTGGAGCAATGTTAAAGCTGGACGACCGCCCTTGAAGGCCCGAAACACCGCCGACGCTGACAACATCGTATGTCTCGCGCCCGGTTCGCCTGAAGGTGATCGATTGCCCGCGCTTCAGCGTCAATCCGCGCGTATTGGTGTCTACGAACTTCCCAAACGGCCCAGCGTCGAGAACGACAATCCTGCCGGATGGGGCCGACGACGGGTAGCGAACCGTATAGTTCAGGTTCTTGCGCATGCAGTTAACGTCGATCCAGACGTTGCCGGAGCTTGTCGGGATTAGGTCAACGGTGGTTCCCGCCTGGTCATAACGAAGGAGATGATTTCCGGGGCCGAAGCTGGGCATCACTCGGCTCCTTCTTCCGGCAAGGTGTCAGGCGCAGAAGCCATAGGCGCAACGATTGCGAAGCCGCCGCTGATGGTGACAACTTTCCCCTCCGTCATGCCGGCAATTGCCGCGAGGTAATCCGCTTCGGAGATTTCAACCGTGACATCTGGAGACGTCATAACGCCCCCTTCAAATGCGAGATATTTTGTCATTCACTTAATCCTTCTGAAGACGCGAACACCAATATTCTTCATGCGGGTTTCCGTGGCGGTTCGGGCGTTGCTATCGTTGGCGAGGGCAAAGTTTGCAGCGAAGGTACCGGCGGTTCCGTTATTGGGACGGTTGGCTGCGCCAGCGCTGCCGGTCGTGAACGCACCTGTCCCGAAGAAGCTTTCCTGTGTACCAGAAAGCGTACCTGTGACATTCTGCAGGGCGTCGTCCTGAAGCGTGCCCGCTGAGCCAGCGCGAAGCATGCGGCGCTCTGTATTCAGCAGCCGGATCGTCTGCCCGTTCATCGGTGATCCGGAGAGGCTAACAACAGCCGTTGCTAGGACGAGAGGCGCGGACCCGGAAACACTTTCGCTTGTAAGTTTGTTCTGGTTGAACTGACCGGAGCCTGTAAGGCCGGAAGTCAACTCGACCCAGACCGTTGAACCGCTCGTGCTGGATGGCGGAATATCGACGCCGGTCACGCCGTCATCTGCCCAATAGAATTCGCCAACGGCCTTGGAGAGCCACTTCAAATCCGTGGCATTCGTCGACGTATTGACCGTCCACAGCAGAATATCGTCCGTACCGTCGTAAAAATAGAACTTCGTGGTTCCCGCGACGCTGGTATCCTGCCACACGGTTCCGGCAACCGCATAGGCCGGACGCGATGCTCCTGAGTGCCCCGTCAGTGCCGCAGTGAAGTTGTCGTCAATGCGCGTCGCAAAAACGTCTGGGGACGCCGGCCCGGTAGTGGGGACGCTGAAGGTGGTGGCTTGTGTCATTGTTCCTCACGCGCGAAGGCGAGCGCCGCTCACGTGGCGCTGCCGAACTCGCATCTTTGATGTTTATTGTACCGACCCGTAGCCCTTGGCGACGTAGTCAAAGGACCGCTCAACCGGAGCTCCGGCTGCGTTGCGGAAGATAATGGAGAACCCATCAGCCGACTTTGCCGTAATCACCGGATAGTCGCCGGTCTGCAGGTCTTGCGCAGCGATCGAGATGCCACTCAGAGCGAAGTAAGGCGGCGTGAAGGTGATGGCTCTACCCCCCGTCGTGACGACGAGGTCTTCTTCGGCAATAACCCTATCCGGCATGTCAACCGTTACGGCCATGCTTGTGACTACTGGCGTGACGTCGAATTGCGAAGACTGCAGCCTTGCGCGGAAACGATAGGCTCGAGCGGAAATGTCAGAAGTCACCAACTCAGCCCAGTCGGACCATGTCGGCGTGCCGCTTGGGTCGTCGTTCGTTGTTGACACGTCAACAGTCACATCCCACAGCGATTCCGCCGCCTCGCCAAAGAAGTCTGGCGTTTCGAACCAGTCAATGCGCGCAAAGATGTCTTCGCTGGTGAGTGCGCCGTAGGCCGAAATGGCTGCGGAGACACGTGACGTGTACACCTCGCCCAAGTCGATGACGTTGGCGAAGCTGTAGATGCCCTCAGACGGGAATCCGCCTCCAGCGAGGAACATGTCGGCCGCCGCAAAGAAGTCGTCCGGCTCGAAGAAGTCACCGCCACTCTCAAGCCTCAACAGCCCGCCAGCGGCAGTCACGTCTACTTTCGCACCCAAGAAATCAGGGGCATCGTCCATCTGCTCGACGGCATTGAACGCCGTTAGCGGATTGACGTTACTGACAATCGCGGCCGGGGCTGCAGACACCAAACCAGCATAGGTTACGGCCTTGATGAGATATGTTCCCACCAATGCCGGCACCTGCACCTGACTACCTGTGACGTTGTCACGAAGTTGCGATGCCGTCTGCCATGTCACTCCACTGGTGTTCGGCGAGAACCGAACCTGATAGTGTGAGACGAACTCATCCGCTACCGGCGACCACTGCAGTGTCGCGATGTCACCGTTGATGGCGACACGGAACCCGGTAACGTCAGGCGGCGCTTGACCGAACAAAACGACAGGGATCGTCTGCGTCAACCAACCGGAAAGCTCGCCGTTGGTGAAAACGGCTCGGATGCGGAAGTTGTACACTCCAGTCAGTAGGTCGGTCACTTGCGTGGCCGGACCAACAACTCCAGTCGCCGTTGTCCATGCTGCATCGTCATTCGTCTTGTACTGGACGATGTAGGACGAAACAGAACCGACTTCAGGCGCAAACCACGACAGGTTAAGTGCAGATGTTGCCGGCGTCGTCGTCCAAACACTCTCAATGCTGGTCAAGTTCGTCGGCGCATACGAGCGATAATCGACAATTGGCGCGATGCCTGTCGTGAACGCTGGAATCGCGCCAGTGTCAGCCTCAAGAATGCCTGGCGCGTCGTCGACCAATTCAAGCTTCGCAGAAAGGTCAGCCTGTGCAGTGATAGACTTCACACGAAGAACGACGCTCTCAAGACTGTTCTCGCCGAACATCGCCAAGTCGCCAACAGCCGGAAGGTCGCCGGAGTCAGAGAATTCCATCTCCGTGAACTCGCCATCCGCGCCAGCAACGGTGCGTACAAGCGTGGAACCGTCCGAGAGCCGGAAGCGCACGCTGTACGTCTTGCCGGCCTCCATCTTCATGGCATCATCAAGGACAACGCCATTAGCCAGCAAAGCCTTCACGCGCGCCGCCCCAACGCCCCACAAAACGACATCGTGGTTGACGCGCACCCGGTCGCCACGCGTGCAGACAAGGTGCTCAAAGTCGGTTGTGAGCGTGTAGACCTCGCGCTGCAGGCGCAGCTGCGCTATGTGATAGCGCCCGTGTTTCCAGATCAAGTCCGGATCCGTCACGCCAGGGAAGTCGAGCCCCTCGAACTTGGTGGCGTTGGCCTCGGAATAGCCGTCGTCATAGACAACGCGCTCATCGTTCAGGTAGTTGTTTTCCCGATTGATGAAAGACACGCGGAAGCCATGCGGCAAGTCTGCATAAGCACGAACTGACGAGAAGCCAGACGAGTTGCGCGGGGTGAAGTGCTGCACGATGTCTGTGCCAGCCTCATCCCAAACCACGCCCCACTTGCCGTCCTTGAAGGAAACGGAAGCGCGACCAGCCGCAGCAATCTGCGTTAGGCGCTCGTACACGCTGGCCTGCTGCGTTGCCACGTAGTCGAACGTGAAACCCTTGGAGACGCAGAAAGCATGCCAATCCTGCAGCGATTCAATGTCAACTGCCGCGTCGGAGACTGGGCGCGCGTTCGCATTGCCTTGCAAGACGTTGCGGAAATGGTCTGCCGGATTGCGCGTGATCTGACCGTCGACCCAAGCTGCGCCATTCCATGCGCGAATCTTCGGGCTTGCTATGCAGTTCAGCTGGCTGACTGCGCCGTTCAATTGATTGGTCGCCTTGATGCGAATTGCGATCAGCGTAAGCGGCTTGCCAAAGTTTACTGCTGCCGTGTCGCGTCGGCGCCCACGGACGGCAGTCCAATACACCTCTTCAACAACTGTCGCGTCGTCACCAGTGTAATCTTCTGAGGACTTGCGCATGCGCACTTCGTACTGGCCGTTTGGAACGGCCGCATTAAAGGAGTACCTGCGCGGCTGCTTGGAGGACGAAGAAACGCTGCGAGCACCAAGGGTAGACCACGAAACATCACCAACCTTGCGGTACTGCGCCTGCACTGACACGGTGCGGACGCGATTCTTGCCCTCGCCGTCGATCCAGTAAACGCCAGACGGGAAGCTGTAGTCGACCGAGATTTCTTGAATGTTGTCGGCCGTCGTGCGCAAGACCCAGCCCGTAGGGCTATCGAGCTTGACAGATACGGATTCTTCGTAGACAGGCCGCGTGTAAAGCGTCAGCGGCTCGGTCGTGTGATCCTCGATAACTTCGTAGGAGACGCCCTCAAACGACCCCAGAGGCGTCTCGGCAATCTTCAGATCGGAGACGTCAATCGGCCCATAGCCGACGCAAAACAGCATGCGCAGGTACTGATCGTCGCCGACGATCTCTGTGTACGCGCCAGCGGCGTAAGGCGGCGAAACGCGGTGGACACCGAATATCTCCGGAATCGCCCCGTATTGCACGGACTCGTTCTGCGCGCCGCCGATCGAATACAGCGGCCTCGTGTTATCGACCTGCTGCTCCTGCTTCGGCGCCGGGAAAAGGGCGCTAATGGCCAGCGAGCCAGCGAGTGCGATGCCAGACGCAATGACGCCAGTCACGGCCGATGCAGCGGCGCCTGTCAGGCCAAGGGCGCCGATAATCGGACCGGCCAGGTATGGCGCTACAATGAGCGCAAAGATCGAAACAATAGCGCCAACGATGGAGCGCAGCGCGCCCTTGCCCGGCACGCGGACAATGTTGACCGTCGCACCAGACTTGACGCGCACGCGGGACCAATTGCGGTCAGGGATCGCGTGGCCGTTGATGGTCACGTAAAGCCGGCTTGACGGCAGGTCGCAGAGCTCGATGATGTCGGAAATTGTAGAGCCGACAGGCGCAGAAATGTGTTCGCGCGCTTGGCGCAGAGGCGAGCGGCGGAGGTAAACGTCGACGCACTCACCCGGCGCGATGATCTCCGCGCGGCTCTCCATCTTTGTCAGCATGTATCAACCTGTAAAATCCGGAGATGCGATTGCGCCAGCGCATGTCGTTCACGCGCTCAATCGTTGAAGGGTGTGGACCCTCGCTGTGCAGCATGCGCCCGCCACCAAGGTAGACGCCGACGTGACTCTCGTGTCCGCCAGCGCGAATAAGCACGCCATCGCCCGGTTGCGGCACGTCGACCCGCTCCCAGATCCTGCCGCGCTCCTCGGCCATCAGCGGTGCAATCTCCTTGCGCCTGAACGCGCGAGCGTCCATCTCCGCGGAATAGGTAGGGACCAACAGGCCAAGAACGTCGCGGTAATAGAGATATAGAATACCCCAGCAGTCCGCCCCGTCGTAATCTCGGCCGTTCGGCACGTATGGCACGCCAACGAACTTATCCAGCATCAGAACAGCCCCGGAAACGCGCCAGGCGTGAACGTGCCGGCCGGGTGGGGCTCGTTGATCAGCGCGTCTGCGACGAGCGTGGCGCTGATGCTCTGCTCGTCGATCGACACATCAGACAGCTGCAGCGCCGGCATCGTGATTTCGACGTTATCCAAGTCCGACGCCAGCACGATCTCGACCGTAATGCTGGCCGGCGTACTGATGCTTCGCAAGAGCGCGACAAGACTGCGCTCCGTGTTGTCCATCGTCAGCAGGACTCGCGGAGGGCTGTCGCTTTTGTCGTCCGGAAGCGTGAATTCAAACGGCAGGTAGAGGTATTGGTTGCCGCGACTGTCGGTCCCATAAATAAGCGGGTCGTCGGACAGCCGCGTCGTTGCATCGCTGGAAAGGTAGATGGGCTCTTCCAGATCGTCGTGCTCAACCGTAAGCAGGCAGATGACAATCTCGTCCGTATCCTGCGCGTTTATGCCAGCGATGAAATTGGAAGATAGACTGCGGCTCATGTCGCCTCCTCATGCGTCAAGGAAGCACCTCAAGCTCCATTGACACGTACCACTTATTCCCGACGCGGCTAGTCTTGTGCGGGCTGACCATGCGCACCAGAAGATCCGGCTCGCCAAAGCGGTCTGGGAAATAGAACGCCTTGGCGCCGCTGCTGATGGTGTCTCTGACGAAGTCAAGAAAAGCCTTGTACTGCGTGGTGCTCATGACCATTTGGCCGGTCTGCTTCCACACGGCTGCCGTCGTCACGCGCCGCGACTTTGCCGGACCTTTGGAGTTTTCAGAGCGCAGAACGTTGTCTGCGCCCTCCTCCTGATAAGATGTGCTGGTAAAGCAAGGCGGCAGGTTCGTCGGCCATGTCGGTGCTGTCATCGTTTCGCCAACCCTGGTTTGAGGCCGAACTGCTGCTGGACTGCGCCCCGTAGGAGCGAGCCTGGCGTGTTCATCTTGTCGGCCACCATCTCGTCAACGACGACGTCAATCTTTGTGCCGCTCGCCGTCTTTCGCGACTGCTGGCTGATCTGCGCCGACGCGTTGTTTGTGATGTTGACGACGACTTCGCCAGTCGCGCCGCCCTTGGCCATACTCGGCAGCCGCGGAGCAGAACCGACGTATCCGCCTGTTGCGTAGCCTTTCAGCTGCCTGCGCATCGCATCCAGCGCAGCTGGCCCCCCGGCCTTACGCACCGACTCCTGATCAAAGACGTATTCGCCCTTGTGGACGACGCCGGCCGGCTGATACTTGCCGCCAGCGCCTGTATAGCCGCCGTCCGCGTATAGGCCGACACCCGCCGTTGGCGCGGCCGGAAAGCCGCCGCCAAAGCCGCCAAAGATACCACCAAGACCACCACCCAACCCGTCAAACGCAGCGTTGAGAGCCATGTCGATCAGCTTGTCGATGACCTTATCCAGCGCGTTCGCCAGAGCCTCGGCCGCAGATTTGCCGCTGCGTAGGTCGCTGATGAAGCCACCAACGACAGACTTTGCCGTCGACTTGAAGTCGTCGGCTGCAGACTTGACCTTGTCCTGGCTCTGCTTGAGCTTCTCTGCTTCAACAGACGCGTTCGCGTAGCCGTTGGCAAGCTCAAGCATGGCTTGCGCCTGCTCACGCGCCGCCGGAGAAAGCCCCTCAAAGTTGCCGCTAAGCAACGTCGAAACGTCGGTCAATTCCTTGCCGACGGCTAGGCCGCTCTTCTGCGCCGCAGTCAGCAATTCCTGCGCCACGCGCGCACGCTCTGATGCAAAGCCGTAGTCGTCGATGAGCGGGTTGACCATCGACTGCGCGGCTGTCTCGGCCTGCAGTGCGGCTGTGCGCTCTTTGATTTGCTCGATTTCCTTGGCGTAGTCGTCGGCTGACTTTGAGCGCCCGCCTGCGCGACCGCGCCCGCCGCCGCCGCCGCCAGAGCCTGCGGGAGCCGCGAAGTCCTGTACAGAAACCTGGTTAACGTCAGGAACACGACGAGCTCCGCCGCGGATTGACGAGCCGCCCATGCTGCCGTTCGTACCACCGCCAGTGTCTGGCGTCTGCACAAGTCCGACGCCGGGGACAACTTTGGTTGGCCCAGCTGTATCGGCGAGTCCTGCAGCCTCCGCGCGCGCCGCCGCCAAAGCGCCACGCACTTCGTTGATGCGCGACAACGCTTCCGTATTGTCGAAGCCTAATTCGCTGTTTAGTTTGATCTGCTCTTGCAGCAGTTCAAGGTCGCGCTCGAGGCCGGCAATTTTCGTGTCGGCTTCGGTCTTGTCAATGTTAATCGGCACGCCGTCGGCGTTCGTGACGCCGATGGCTTGATTTAGCCGCTTGAAAACGTCCGAGTTTCCCGCCTCATTGAAGAAGTTGGCAAGCTCGTTTCTGGCTTCACGGATCTTCGAGATGAACCCGGCAAAGTCAACGTTGTTGATGGCCCTCGCTACTCTGTCTATCCCGGAGGCAAAACTGTCGGCAGCGCCAGTGGCTTTGTTGAACTCCCTTGCCGCGTCGATAAGCGCATTGTTGAAGTTGGTTACTGCTTGGCCTATCGTAAGGACGGTTCCCTTGGCCTGCTGCGCAAGCACAACAGAGCCTGCCTCAAACGCCCTAAAGAACGCTTCGGACGACAGTTTCCCCTCAATTACGAGCTTACGCAGTTCGGAAACCGAGCCGCCAGCCTCTTTCAGGCCAAGTGCCGCGGCGCGCGCGATAGTGGGCACACCTTCCAAGATGGAGTTGAACTCTTCAGCACGAACCGTGCCGCCGCCCAACGCTTGGCTCAGCTGCAGAAGCGCGCCGCTTGCCGCTTGCGCGTCTGTATTAGCTACACGCAGGGCCAGCGCAACGTTGCCAGAGAACTTGATCAAGTCCTCGTTGGAAACGTTCAATTCTTTCTGAACGAGCGAAAGCTTGCTATACAGATCGACAAGCGACTGGATTGGAGCCGCGTTCTCCTGCGCGGCCTTGGCCAACGCCTGATAAGTGCTTTCGAGCTCAGCACCAGACAGACCAGCCACCTTGAGCGCGTTGTCAATCCGAGTCGCCGCGTCGCTCAGTCGGCCAAGAGCCTGCACGCTGGCGCCTGTGGCAAGACCAGCTGCGATGGCAGCGCCAGCCCGGCTAAATGCGGCACCAATAGCATCGCCTGCATTAGTGGCCTGGCGTTGTATCTGTCCAAGCTGTCGATTAGTCACGCCCTGCGCGCGGCGCATTGCGTTCTCATATTTTTTGATATCAGCCGAAAGCTGCACGACGAGGCGTTCAAGGTCAGTTGCGGCCACGCGCGCCTCCTGCTACTTTAGGGAATGTTCTGGAAAACCTTCGCGCTCGTTCTGCTTGCCTCTACGGCTTTTGCCGGAGGCATTGATGTGCGCGTTGATAATTTCACTAATGAATTTGGTGCCTACCGCGTCACTATGCTGGTGAAGAACAACACCAGCCGCACGCAGGAAA